CTCGACAAACTCAGCCTTTTCACCATCGAGCTTCCCAACTTCCTCTTCCACAGTTGCAATTTCTTCATCAGTCGTGGCTTCCTCAATCGCAGCCTCCAACTGTGTAGATCGGGTATTAAAGCCTTCTTCCTCAATTAGCAATTCGGCAAGCGATGCCTTGCGTTGTTCGATTTTCTTAGACAGCATTAGTTGTCGTAACATTTCGTTTCAACCTCTCTTTCAACTGATGTTTTTTATGCTGCAGCTGCCGCTCGCGGTGCTGTGCAACCTCTGCTTTACGTGCCTGAACTCCGGTATCCGTATATTGAGGAAATGTAACAACACTCACTTCATGTAGGTCGATTTCCCGGATCAGCCACTTGACCGTTCCGTCATCACGCCAGTCTGTTTCCTCACGAATGATATTAAAACCGAAGGAACATTGGTCAACATCTGCCCGCTTCACCCGCTCGTACAGATTCACGGCGTCGGAGTCATTCGGATTTATCTTTATTCGTCCCCATAGGCCATGAGAGTCCACCCTCAATTCAAGCGTTCCAGCTTTGTTCCGACCAAGGACAAACATAGTTTCGTGGTTAGCTAACGCACGAATGTCATTTCCGAGCGTGCCATCAAAGGCACCCGGTGCGATCTCCTCATATGCTCCCGGCCATAGCTCTGTTTCTCTGTTGAAGACAGCAAAATAGCCTTCAATGATCATTTCCTCGCCTTCGGCAGCTCTCGTCGTGAGTTCAGTTTTCCAGCTTCGAGTCTGCCGCGTATCCCTGCTCATCCATCCTCACCTCCTTGAATTAGTTTCTTTTGATCGCCTATCATTCCAGCAGGAATATAGTTTTCCAAAATGACTCTCTCATTAAGTCCTTCAAGCGGCGACTGTCCCAGCCAGTCACGAACTTCATTGCCTAACATAATCCCGCGCACATATAGGTTGCTGCCGACATCGGCAAGCTCTTTCAAGTCATATGCGTATAGGCTTCTTGGATTCAATTTGACGTAGATGTCTTGGCTAAGAATCAGCTTACGAGTCATTTCCTGCTCTATCCCTTTTGCTAGTGGCAGGATTCTTGCATTTATGAATGCGTTGAATTCATCCTTATCAAATTCTCCAACTCCCACAAAAAAAGCCGGTACTCCTAAGAGTCCAGCAACTGTACGCTTATCAATTTGTACTGCATCATTGATCGCCAAGTCATTTAACGACAGAGGCTTGATCTGATGAACGTCCAATAGGTCAGCCGGAATAACCCACGGCTTTCCGTCACCAGTTTCTGATACATATCGCCTTAGAAGTTTATCTCTTCCCGCTTCCGTTTCGAATTCCTCAGTTAATCCATCTACTTTGAGGATTAATGATGGTTTCCACTTGTCTGACATAAAGCTATTTTTTGTTTTAGTAGCCTGTTTCAAATTGCTTATAATGTCTTTCAACGTAACCCTATATCCCGTGCCAATCCAAGGTCGTTCTGGATCGGGATTAATTACAAAGTGAAGCACCTCTTCATAGCTGTATGTGTTTCCTTGATACAGGATGTTATATCCATCTTCCGTATCAATAAAGCTGACACCCGAAGGTTTTAACGGTACAAGTTCATCGATCAAGCCCTTTTTGATCTTTGGATATACTACACTGTTTCCATCTCCGTCTAAGAGCAATGTATATACAATGTTGTACATCCAATTCTTTCGAGTCATGAGCTTGTATGGGTTAACGTCTAATTTCCTAGACAACTCATTTTTAACCCTTACGTCACCATCATCCGTATTTTGCATCAGATGTATTGTCATGGCCGATATTAGATCGGCAATCCTGCTGACGGCCATCTTCACTTCTGGATTGTCTGACAAACGAGTATATCCGGGGACGCACAATACATCTCGCGCTTCATCACTCAACAGAAAACCAATTGAAGATTGAGGGGCTGCTCGTGTATTTGTCTTTCCTCTGTTCCGTTTTCTGCCCACCGTATCACCCTCCATCTAAATACTTCTGAATATCGGTTTTGTTCTCGCCTATACTTGCAAGCATCTTCATTGCTGCAAATACTGTGGCATCGAAAATATCAATGCGGTGATTCTCCATAACCTTTTCATACTGGATAGCATCGTCCGTCTTCTCGACAGCATGCACGTTTGAAACGCAATACTCGAAGGCTTGCGAATGAAGGTAGTAGAACTTGCCGTCTTTCGCATATTTCTCGATTCTGCGGAAGCCTTCACTCTTCAGCACGTACAATTGCGGCTGATCCACTACCCTGAATTTTTTCTTCTTCATTCCAAGGATGAACTCGCGACCGAACTTCCTATCAAAGCCCACTTCCTTGATTCTGAAGCCCATATCTCGCATTTTAACGAACCAATTCACGATATCTGAATAATTAATGGTTGGCGTACTACACATATCCAACCATCCATCATCTTCCCAACCAAAAAGAGGTATATTGTCATCCTCTGCTTTTGACGCAGCTGCCACCCTAGGGAACCAAGCGTGTGTAATTGCGATATCAACACCATCATAGTTACCGTAAAGCGCGGTTGCTGTTAGGTCATGCACTTTAGATAAGTCTGCCCCGCCGTACCAGGTGATAGGGAGCTTCGCCAACTCTTCCAGCGTCCAACTATACTTCCTATCAGATGATTTGAACTCATCCAAATTGAAGTATGATTTCTCCGCAGCAGTGTATATATTGCATGATTTCGACAGAAAATCCTTACGCTGTTGCGGATCGCCGAGCGCCTCCATTGCTTCTTGCATGATGTCTTCTGGACGGATGCTGACCCCATAGTTTGGATTCGCTTTTTCATGTTCAATAGCAGATGTATAGTCGACATTGCCTTTCTCGTCCTGGTCAGCCTTGCAGATGAATACAAAATAGTGTTCTGCCGTAACCGCTTTGTCCAGAATCTTTTTACAATACTGCAATCGGTTATAACAAAAAGAGGTCATGTCATCCCCTGCCGTTGTAATCCCAATCATTAGCTTATTGGCATAGGCTTTCATGGCCTCTTTGATAATGTTGTATTGTTTTGGTCGAGTATAGGCGTGCAGTTCATCCGCAATTGCATAGTTACAGTTCAACGAGTCTTGGGCATCTGGGTTGGCTGCTAGTGCTTCAATTGTCAGTGAACCATCGTCGAAATCACCTGATATGCTGTGATTCTGGTTGTTGTTTAGGATTCGAAAGTTCTTCTCCTCACCCATCTGCCGAAGGTTGTAGAGGATGAAATCGAAACTTTGTAGTGCCTGCCTCAATGCTGCCCCAACAATGTAAATGGTTGAGCTTGATTTAATGCTCAGAAGCGCCAAGGCCCATGCAAGTGCAGCTGAGAATGGCGTTTTCCCGTTTTTACGCGGTACATACAAAAAAGCCTCTTGATATCTACGCAGGATCGTTCCTTTTTTGTAGAATGACAAGAGGTTATATATGATGAACTTTTGCCAAGGTTCGAGCAAGAACGGCGATCCCCTAAGCGGCGTGCCGTCGAGCCGCTCACCTTTCATATGAACAAAAGTGGTTTCAATGATTTCTATTACAAACTCCGCATCTTCCGGATTGAAATCATACTTATCAGATTTCAGATCGCCATGGAAGCGCTGGCATCCTTGGATTAGCTCCTTACATGCTACTTTCCGACCTTCTACGATGCTAGTGGCATACTCCATTACAACATCGTAATTCGGGTGTTTCTCACTCACTTATTTCCTCTTGGACATTAGTCCTTGGAGCTTGGACTTTTTGGTCTGTTCGACTGTCACACTATCAAATGATTTCGGGTTGAGACACAGACGGTCGGAGTATGCCAATATGTCCTTTCGCAATGTTTCTAGAGATGCAAGAATCGGGCTCTTTTTTGCACCACCTTGATCGGTGCTCACCTCATACTGATATCCCCCTGCTGCAAATTCTTCACTGAGTGTGTTATATTGAAAAACCAACTCGGCATAAATCTCAATAAGCCTATTGTACTGCGGTTTATGAACTCCCAAACTTTTCATATCAGTAATCGTAGCCCGCTTAATTGTTTCCTTCGAAGGCGATTTCGCCATGTGTCTCACCTCCCATATTTTGTAATTTAGAAGACCAAAAAAAGTTTTTCGGGGTTCACACTATTGGAAAAGGCTCCCCTCCCCGTTCCCCACGGTCTTTAAATCGATTCTTGAAGGGTGGGGGGCTTCCTGACTAGCTCGTGACCTCTTCGCTCGCCTGTTGCCGACACAAGCCGAAATCCTTCTCTATTGAATCGCAAATAGCATCTGCTCTCTTTGCCCATATAACCTGACCGTCTGTCGTGAACATATCAGATTCCATCATCCACCTGATCTCGCGTAAGTACTCAATCTTCAACGCTGTATCTCCCAATTTGCTTCACCCTCCATTCTTCAAACTTATCTCTCACACGCTCCTGCCATTGCTTACCTAATGCCGTAATCTCATGCGTTTTTCTGTCATGCATGGCGTTATGCTTCTTGTCACTCAATGACACCAGATTCCAATCCTCCAACGCAAGCTCTGGAAACAACTCAAACGGATAGATATGGTGTACCGTTGTAGCCGGTTCGGAACGTCCGTACCTTTTGCTTTCTTGACACCTGTATTCATCTCGTCTTAGTATCTTGGCTCGCTTACGCTTCCACTTTGTTGATTTATAGAAGCTGTTCATGTGTTTGCTTCACCTTCAATCTGTATCCGCAGCTTATCCATCCTCGCTTTGATCTTTGCCTGTATCTTGGCCTCCATCCTTGCAGCAGCCCTGTGATCTGCTCGTGGATTCGCGAATCGCTTCTGTGTGTTCCTAATCTTCTGTTGCAATCTGCGTACCTCATCGTCTGCATAGAACACAAGATATTCCTTATTGCAATGAGGACAGGTGAAGTATGTCTTCTCTATCCCGTTGCCCATGTCCATGTGTTTGAACTCTGCGATAGTAAACTGTTCCTCGCATCCTGCGTCACATGTTGCCGCTATGCCGCTCATGTTCTTCATCCTTTCTTGGAAATCTCGTCTACACAAATGACGAATAAGTGAATTAGCAAGATGATGATAGCAATAGCAACTCCACCCCAAAACGGAAGCGTCACCAACCACCAAGACCAATCAATTACTCCTGTAAGCTTCAGCACAACAAACGCCACACCTAACAATCCAAGCACGCCTATACCGCCGCTTTTGCTTTCATTCTGATTTGACATGTCATTATTCACCCTTTCTATGCATAATAAAAAGCCACCTACTCAGCGGCCAATTCAATAAAAGCTTTATGAAGATGATTCCTTATAGATTGCTCATAGTCTGGTATTCCGTTATACATTACGATGGCATCACGGGTTAGATTAAATTTGCACTCAATTTCCTCACAATTAGATATGACATCAACTACCACATCGCACGAATCTAGATGAGTAGCCACTACTACACCGTCAGCATATAACTGTGTATGATTGCATCCAATATCTTTTATTACTATTTTCATGACTTTCCTCCTAACAAAAAAGCCACTCGTTAGAGTGACTTGTTTTGCTTGATATTCAAGCCAACTTCAAGTGAATGAGCTAATGACCTGAAAGCTTCTGCAACATCTGGTGTTATTCCTTTCATTAATTCACTGACCCTTGCCATCTGGTTTTCAAAGTCACGAATACTATTCAGCTTGTCATTTATAGTTGTTCTCATTCTTCATATCGCCTCCATCCCTGAATGATGTAAATAAAAGTGCCGCCCCATAAGGAGCGGCTATATAGAGGATGAGAGAAATGAAAGATGTGGTGCCGCAACCCTATGAGCATCAGCATCCCTAATCCTTCCGACACTATCATTTTAGCATGTCAAGTTCAGGGCATGTGCGCCATTCATGCGCCATTCATGCGCCAACTTTACGCCACTCCTATAAATCGACTATATTGCTGAAGCGCAATCAATCTTCGTCTATTGAATGTGCGACGAGCTACTCCCAATTCCGTTGCTACTTCAATTACTGTCAAGCCCTCTATATACCGTAATTGAAGTAGCTTTGCAAGTTCTTCATCCATCACATCCAGCACCGCATCTATCCGTTGCTTCTCAGCAATCAGATCCTGATATTCTGCTAGTTGTACCAGGATCGCATCAAAGCCAACTGGCATACCCGTCCGCGCTTCGATGACCTTTACTATCTTCCGCTGCAACTCTTCCAGCATCGGCCTGTCCTCTTCGTCCAACAGCTCACAGTCTTGAACGGCTCTAAGTTGTGTCTTGGTTCCAGTCGGATACCGTTCCAGGTACGAATGCGCTGCCGCTTCCAAACGTTGCTCCTTTGCTGACAGGTACATGTAGCTTGGCATTCGCCGAAGCTTTGCATGCAACTCCTGCAGATGATCGTCTTGGTTAAGCCTGCTAACCGTGATGCCGTTACCAACGCTGTACGTTTCCAAGACGCGGATACGGCCAACAATGTCACGGTATCGTGTAAGCTGTTCAATTACCTTTTGCTCTACTGTCTTCACGGCGCACCTCCTTGATTTATTAGCAACCCGCTTCCACTTCCAAGAAATCGAAAATGTCCATTTGCCCATCCTCCGGAATGAAGTCCTCAGCATCGCATACATACCCACGAAGAAACCATGCTGCATCTACATCTTTGGATTTCTCCGCATCGTCTCTGACTGGTTTTCCTGCAACCCGCTTCCTGCCATTGAAACGGTTGTCCCAATTCTTCTCAGCGAGTTCTGTCCATACCCAATGCGTTCGAGCGGTCGCTTTGCTCATATCTCTTCCCCGTACATTGATTTAAGAGATGATCTTATCCAGTAGTGGATGTGTGCGGCTGCTGTGTGTGCCTGTGATTCACTTGTGTAACTCAGAATGCGGTGAAGCAAGCTTTTCAATTCCTGCTCCCGATCTTCTACCTCTTCGATCTTTTTTGTTGAAGTGATAACGATAGAACTAAGCCCGCAATCGGTTCTGTACTTGTATCGCCGTACTGTATCATTGCACACCTTTCGTTCGGCGTCTCTTTCGCTTTCAGCTTCGACCTGAATAGTCATTCTTGTTACCGTTGTTCTGATTCCGTCGTAAACATGCAAGATGCAATGGCATTCGTATTTACTCATATGCTGCCCCTCCCTGCCCTGTTGTTGCCAATATAACAGCCTGTGTGATGATCTTCGGCCATTCTTCCAGTTTGTCCGCTAGGAGGAACACATGCCCAATTTGTACCGTATATATCTGTCTTTGGTCATAGTTCAAAGAAACTCTTAATACAACGTCATCAAACTCTTGCAAAAGGGTTGCCGCTTCCGACATGCTTGTGGAGTATTGCGGCACATAATCATATCTCATATCGCCCAAATCAATGACTGGTCTGTCGTATACATCTTTGAATGCGCCCCCTGTTACCTCGTTAAGCATGCGAATGTTTTTCCCAACTGCTTTCGCCGCCATTATGTTGAGTTCGCGTTCGTCTATCTGCTCAAGCAGTTCTCTTGTATATGTCATGACTCTGTACCTCCATGCCCCTCGGAATCCCAGTTCCATAGCCCTTGCTGTCCTTTGGCTTGAATCGGAGTAGTGAGTCGCTGGACTTCTGTCATCTCCCATGCAAAGCGGCCTGTTTCATACCATCCAAATGCGAGTTCGTTCCCCTTTATTTCAGGTATTGAGTCGATTTCATATCTTAGGCTTTCCGCATCCACTCCATATATCTTCCCGCCACAGTTCGTGATGCTCAAGCAATCAGAGAGGTTACATAAAGCTACTACCGCCCCAGTTGGCAAATTATTCGCAGTGTACCCATGCGTCGCCAGTGTTGACCGTATCGGCTCTGACTCACATGCTTTCTTGTCAATCTTCTTCCCGGCATGAATCGCTATTTCCCC